AGACAGGGCGTCGGAGGTGGCCGCTCCACCTTCGGTCTGTCCGCCCGTTGTTGCCGCCGCAGCGACTGCGGCGCCTCCCGTCGGCGTCCCGGTCCTGGTCTGCTCCTGCCCGCCCGTGTCTGGCATGATCCGGCGTCGATCCTCTGGTCCTGGCGTCGGCTGCGGTCCCAGGGGAGGGAACGCAAAAGGGCGGTGCTCACCGCCGCGACGCGTGAAGCATCGCAGCTAGAGAGCACCGCCCTGGAGGCCGGCGCGATTGTGTTGTGGCTACAACATACGGCCGGTGCTCACGGCGCGCCAGTCACAGTTTGGCGCCGGGGCTCCGAGTCCGCGTGCCGGATTGGGAGAGGTTCCCCGCATGCGCAGGCGGTCCGAGTCTCGACGCTGACACCGAATCCTGCTCGCGCGGCCGCCGCGCGTACCGTCATGTGCACGAGCTTGCGTTCGCCGCACCGCGGGCATACGTCGCCCTCCGCCATGAGCGATCGTTCGAAGGGCGCTACCGGACGCCGCGGGAGGTCGGTCACATGCCGAGCAAGACGCCCAAGTCGCGGCGGACGCGGAAAGCTGCGCTGGACGTCATCTCGTCCACGTGGGGCAGCGTGTCGCGATGCGGGTGCACGCGGAGAGTATAGCTCGCCGGCGGCCGCTTCGCCGTCCGCCAGTCCTGGCCGGGCGCGATCCGGACCGGCACCACGGTCACCGAGCACCGGTCCCACGGGTGCGGCGGTGGGGGGATGCGCCCGGCGGGGAAGACCCCCGCGCCCATCCCGTACCAGTCGCCGTCGCGGAGCACGTCGCAGATGTCGGGAAGGACGCCCGCGCCACGGTCCGGCGCGGTGTGCCACTGGCCGCCCTGCACGAACGGATCATCGCGCATCCGGACCGCCTGGGCGAGCATGCGCGCGGCGTGTGTCTCGGAGTACGCGAGGCGCTTCGCGTTGTAGTCGAGCTGCCGCGCCGCGCCGCGATACTCGACCGGCACGCGCCGGAGATCGAGCACGCTGCCAAGCTGAAAGAGCGCGGGCGGGATCCGCTCAGCGCCGAGCACGTACGGGCGAAGGGCGCGCGCCAGTACATCGGGTCGCTCGCCCGCGAGAATTCCCCGCCGGATGATGGTCACGGCCTCTCGCCCTGCGTTGACCACATGGCCCCGGAGCAGCGTACGGAAGTCGTACACTTCGGCCACCGCGGCGAATGCGTGCGCGTCGGCCAGGCGTGGGACGGGGACGGCACCGAGCTCGGCGAGCGGGACCCCGAGCGTCGTCGCGGCCGCGCACTCCGCCGCGGTCAGGATGCGCGCCGTATCCCGGAACGCGAGCGTCCGCGCGGTCCCCACGTGCGCCAGGAGTGCGCGGTCGAGTGCCGCGGCCGCATCCTGGACCAGTGCCGCGGCGCGCCGGAGTGCCACCTGGCGCGGCGTTGGCAGACTTTCGATGCCACGCGTGAGCGTCGCCGCGTAGGCAAACAGCTCCTGCTCGATCGCGTGCGCGAGCGACGCATTGAGCGAGGCTTCGCCCGCCGCCGCGCGCGCGATCGCGCGCGCGTAGATCGCCTCGAGCGCCGCGCCGCCGGGCACGCGTTACGACCCCGTGAGTGCTGGGAAGCCGCCCAGGTCCAAGCCGTACTGGTCCTTCGGGTTCCCGCCCGACGTCGTCGAGGCGAGCGCCGACGCCGCGCCCGGCGCCATCCGTGCCGCGTTCGTGGCGTTCGCCTGCTTCGCTTCCGCGAGTGCGCGCGCCTGCTGCTCGATCAGGTCGCGCATCGTCTTCGGCGTCGGGAGCACGGGCTTGCCTGGCGCTGGGGTCGGTGCAGTGGTGCGCGGCGCGGGTGCCTGGAGCGACGCGGGTGTCCCATCCTCCGGAGCTGTCTGCGCGGCGGGCGCGGGCGCCGCTGGTGCCGGCGCGCCGTCGACGGTCGCTTCTTTCGGCGGCTCGGCGTCCATGTCGATGAGCCCGGTGGCGGCGACCCACTGCAGCGTGAGCTGCACGGCGACTTCTGGTGGAAGCGGCAGGGACAGGATGAACTCGCCCACAATGCGCGTGATCCGCGTCGCCTCATCTTCCAGGCGGAATGACGTCTCGCGCTCGACCGTGATCCCCTTCGCGGCATCGGCCGAGGCCCCCGCCAGCTGCGCGACAACGAAGAGCGTCTCCTGCTCGATCTCATCCAGCACCTCGGCGACCTCGACCAGGAGTGGCTTTAGGTCGAGCTGGAATTCGGCGACGAGTGCGATGCCCGCGGTCCGCTGCGCGCCATGCGTCTGCTCCGCCTGGCGCTTCGCCGAGAGCACCCAGTTCTTGACGCCCTGCTCGATCAGTTTCATGCCGGCATCCACCTCGCCGTGATCCACTGCGAGCCGCTCGAGCTTTGCCTTCTCTGAGCTGCCGAGACGGATGAGCCGGGAGCCGTCCTTGAACTGCTCGTACACGTCCGTTCCGCCGTCCCCGGAGTGCACGAGCACCGAGAACGACGCATCGCGGAACGCCTCGCGCATTTCGCTGAACGTGTTGAAGAGGTCGATCACGATGTCGTCCAGCCCCATGAGCAGACCGGCGCCGATGAACTGCGGCAGGTCCGGATGCTCGCGGAACCGCGCCGGGATGATCGGGAGCCGCGGCCGGCCGAGCGCATCGACCACGCTCCCCATGTTGACGGCAGGCCCGATGCGCTTCCCGTGCTCGTCGAAGCGCGCCATCTGCGTCGTGCCATCCTGCAGGAGCTCGTACAGCACGGTCCGGGTCGGGGTGGCACGCCCGGTGTCGTCGTCCGGCTCGCGCTCGTCGTGCTCCTCGGCGAGCTTCATCCAGCGGAACCCCGCGTCGGAGTAGCCGCAGTCCAGCATCGCCGAGAACGGTACGAAGCGGAGCGTTGGCCGATAGCCCGCGACGCGCTCGTCCGCCTTGGAAATCGCCGGCGAATCGGCGGGCTTGTTCGTGTCACAGACGATGACGCCGCCCGGCGACGTCGTGATCCACTCCAGCACCTTGCCGTCAAAGAAGTTGCGGAGCGAGGTGCCGTTCGCGGTGGCGTCGCGCCAGATTTCGAGCGCCATGCCGTCGGCCGGCTCATCCGTCGTCGGCGTATCCGCGTCTTCACTCGACGTCGACGGCTCGACCGGCGTCGTGTCCTTCTCCAACGGGCCGAAGAAGAATCGCGCCGGGGCTCCGCGCACGTGACCGAAGATCTCCGTCATGTACGCCTTGTTAAGCCCGACACCGTAGCCCAAGAGCGCGCGGCGCAGTTCCTTGGGATCCGTCTTCCCCTCGAAGCGATGCGGCACCAAGAACGGGGACAGGTGGCGCCGATCGCCCAGGAAGGAGGCGCGCATCCGCGCCTCGTCTTCGATCCATCGCTTGCGCGCGGGATGCTCGCGGTTCCACTGCGCGAACGTGGTGCGCGACGTGACCGCGGACTTCCCGTTCGGACGGAGCGGCGCGTTCGGATCCCGGCTCACGCTCCGACGACGCTGGAGCGAGCCGGGTTCGGTCGGCGCTGGGAACGGCGGGGTGAGCGGGATGCCGGCGACGGGTGCAGTCATGTTGGCGGGGGTCAGTAGTGGAGCGGGGGGAGCTTCTCGATCGGGCCGTGACCGCGGATGAGCGGCGCGAGTGCGTACCGGATCGCGTCGATCACGTGATTGTTCGCATCGACGATTACCGGGAGCACGTCACCGGTGCGCGGATCCACCTTGTAGCTGTAGTGTCGCGCCTCGTCCTTCGCGTGCGTGCACCGCGGGTGGATCACGATCCGCTCGAACTGCCGGAGGAACGCGATCCCGTCTTCCACAGAGCCGGTCCACTTTTCAACGCCCGTGATGCGCGGGAAGCCATGGCGCGCGAGATAGCTGATCGTTTCCGGGCGCGCGCTGTCGCCGCGGATCATGTGCTCCGCGCATCCGGGCACCGTGGCGCGCCAGGCATCGGGGATCAGGTCCGTGTCCTGGCCGACCTTGAACGCCTCGTACTCGACCATGAGGCGCCCGGTGCTCTTCGGGATGGTGCCGGGCGCGATCCACACGCGGACGAGTGTGTTCGGATCCTGCGAGAAGCCGAAGTCCGCGCCGTAGTACGGCCCATGCCACACCATGGCGCGGAGCTCGGGATTCCGGAGCGCCTCGCGCCCGTATTCCTCGACGAGCGACGCCTCAGAGACGGGCTCGAACGGTTCGACCACCCACTTCCCGCGGAGAATCTGCGCCGAGGTGGCGACGCGACACTCGCCGCCCCACACGTGCGCGGCCGCGTCCGGATCTGTGGCGTAGAGGTAGGCGCGCTCGGCCGCGAGCTCGTCGGGGAACCACGGGTTGTCAGCGCACGAAACGCGCTTCACCCACGCGTTCGGCGGCGGGTGCACGACGAACCGCTGATACGTCGGATCATCCTCGAGGTCAGGGTTGAAGTTCACCCAGATCTCGGAGCCGGCTTTGCGGATCGTCGGGACGAGCACATCCCACGACGTCTTGCTGACGCGCTCGGCCTCCTCGACCCAGGCGATGTCAATGCCTTCGAGCGACTTGATCTTGGTGACGTTGTGGCGGAGTCCCTCGAACAGGAACAGCGACCCGTTGGCGTGCCGGATCTCGTGATCGGTGACGACATACCCGGGCAGCTCGAGCAGTCCGATCTGGTCGGTGAGCAGCCGATGGACGCTGTCCTTGATGGATTTCTGAAGCTCGCGGAAGCAGCCGATCCGGAGCGGCGCGGCGGCCGCCTTGATGAGGAGCGCCCGCGCGACGGACCAGGAGCGTGCCGCACCGCGGCCGCCGTACAGCACCTTATACCGGCACGGGTCGAACAGCGCGGCGGCGTACTCCGGCAGTTCGGCGTGCAGGGCTCGTGCGGCCATCAGTCGGCGGGCCGGACGAACTGCACGGCGAGCGCAGCCGGTGGCAGCGTGTTGCCGTCAGTGTCGGTCGGGGTGAACGTCGTTCCGAGCCCGTACTTGCCGAGCGTCTCGATCGCCTTCATCCGGATGGACGGATCGAGCTTCACGTCGTCTGCGAAGCGGCGGAGCAGCTTGAGGCGCTCATCGAACGACTTCCGGCACGCGCGACGGATCGCGTCCGGCGGCCGCCCAGGACCACCCCGGTTACCCGGGTTCCCGGTGCGCAGGCGACCGCGACCAGTCTTGGGCGTTCGGGACGGTGTTTTCTGCGGTGTTTTCCGGGCCATTTGAGGCGGGAACGCGAAACGCGGCCGGACCCCGTTCAGACATTCGACGGGATGCGGCCGCGTGAGTGGATCGACGGCGGTGGAGTTGTGCCTTAACTATACGGCCGCGCCGGGCGTCGGAACAGAGCCGCCGCGCGGGCCTGGTGCCGTGCACCGCTTCCGCCAGTCGAGCCCGAGATACTCCCGGCACCGGGCGAAGCTCATCCGCTCGCGGTGCATCGTGTGCAGCTCCTTGGGCGCGACGTCGGCGACCACCGTGTACCGCTGCGGCAGCACCGCGAACCAGATCGTGCGGCCGCAGCGGTACTGCCGGACCTCCTTCGACGAGAGCAGGTGATCGCCCGGCTGGACCGGCGCGACGAAATCACACCGTGCGCCCCCCATCAGGTAGAGCGTGTCCCCGAGTACCCAGAAGTCGGCCTCGATCGCGTGCCCCGCGGTGCAGACGAGCGGTTCGTCCGGGAATAGGAACGTCACCGCGCGGGCTCCCTCCGTCACGCCTCGGCGGGCTCCTGGTGCGGGTGAGCAGTGACTGAGCGGAGCGCGGCCGCGAGCTCGTCCACGCCGCCCAGGACGTAGACCTCTCCGCACGACTCGCACATTTTCTGGAACTGCTTTTGTGCGGGGCGTTGACGACCATTCGGCGCCTTCGCTTCGAACCAGAGGGCGAGCCGCCTGCCGGCGTGGTAGTAGCGCCGGTCCGGGATGCCCTCCGTCTGGTGCGACGCGCGTGCCTGGCTGAACCGGATCGCGACCCAGCCGAGCTGCGCCATCAACGAGTCGCACTGACGCTCGACGTCTTTCTCGGAAAGGGTGAATGGCTTGGCGCTCACGACGCCCTCCGCGCGGCCGCCCAGGCGTCGAAGTCCGGGAAGTGCAGCTTCGGCGCGATCTGCTCGACCACCCACGAGCGCCGGGCGATCTCGCCGAACTGCCCGTCGGGGAACTGCGCGTGCGACCGGGCCTCGATCGGCGCGAACTCGTCCGCGTGCTCCTTGGCCCACGCGAGCGCCGCCGCGCGCTTCGCCTCGAAGTACGCGGTCTCACGGTGCCGCAGCTCCGCGTCGTCCGCGGCGCGCGCCTCGCTCGGCGCTCGCCCCTCGGCGTCGAGCACGAGGTCGGTGAGTTTGCGAAGCACCCACACGATCGCGACGTCGGGTTTGTCGGGTGGGTCGCCGATGACGTCGGCGCAGACGCGCTCCAGGTGCGCGACGTCTCGCGCGCGGACCCGGACGCCCTTCTGGAGCCTGGCGCCCGCGCCGTTCGGCTGCACCGTGGCGCGGAGTTGCCCGATCACCTCCTGCCGCCGCTTCTCCGACGCGGTGTCGTAAAAGCGAGCGACGAGGCGGCAGGCGACCGGCGGGAGCCCCGGAATCTCGACCACGGCCGGCGCTTCGCGCGCGCGCGCGCCGTCGTTTCGCTCTCCGTTTCCGTCTCTGTCTCCGTCTCGGTTTCCGTTTCGGTGATCCCCTATGGGATACGAGATGCCATCCCCCATGGCATCGGGATGGGATGGGGGATGGGATGACTTCGGCTCCTTGTGGGCCCTCGGCGCGGTTGCCGGAGGGATGCCGTCGAGGCCGTAGTACGCCAGGAACTCGGCGACGATGGGGAGGTTCGGGAGCTCATCCGCGAACTTCCGCGCGCCGGACCAGTGGTTCGGGTTGCCGAGGGTGATCGAGGGCTCGTACTTCAAGCCGTTCACGATCCAGATCATGTGCTCGTCGCGGACGATCCACCCTCGCGGCTTCCCGGGCTTCGCGCGCTCGAGCTCTTCGAGCGCCGCGGTGATCTCCAGCGGCGTGCAGTTGATCAGCTTGTGGAACGCGTCCGTGTCACAGACGTCAATGCCGTAGCGCCCGAGCTCCGACTTGAGGAGATCGAGCACGCACTTCGCGACGGGCGAGAGCCGCCGGTAATCGAGATCCTTCCAGATCGCGTCATACTTCGACCGATAGCTGCCGGTGTCCTTCACGCTGCCTCCGCGCGCTGGTGGCGCGTCTCGATGAGCGCCGCGAGCTCCGGATGGTCGTGCACCAGAAGCCGCGAGTAGTAGGCGCGGTAGGTGTTATTCGCCTTGAACGCCGCGCCCTCCAGGCGACCGACCGTCGCATCGTAGCGGATCGCCTCGAAGATCATCGCCATGCCGATTCGCGCCGCGCCCGCGGCATGGAGCGCCAGCGCCCGTCGCTCGACCTCCCAGTAGAACTCGGGGCACTCGGCGTGGAATGTGGCGAACGCATGGTCGTTCCGCGTCTCCGGATTCACCAGGAACGCCGGCCGCGCGCGTACCGGCTCCTGCGCCGCGCGGCCGAGCGGGGTATCCGCGAGTGCACTGAGCGCGGCGATCATGGGGCGACCCGCGTCGCCGATCGGCGCGTTACCAGTGCGTGCGCTCGTTGGCCGCGGCGAGTCGAGGCCGTGATTCGGGCTCCGCGTCCGGGAGCGCGATGAAGCCCGTCCCCGTTCGTGCGCCGCTCGCGCTCATGTACGCCACCTCCGCCTTCGCCGAATCCACGATCACGCGTGCCACGTCCGCGATCGCCTTCGCGCGATCCAGCTCCATCGGCTCCTCCTTGTCCGCCAGCGCCTCGAGTGCCGCGAACAGGTGGTTTCTCAGATCCTCGATCTTGGTTTTCAT